AGCGATAGGGAACTCCATAACAAGTTCGGGAAACGTTGTAAAAGTTTACGACATGGAAGCACCGATTAATTCACCAAGACCATTTATAATTTTAGGTTCATACGTTCAGACAGAAGACCAAAATACAAAGGACAATTTCGGAGGAACTGCGACGTTAAATATAGAGATTAATACAGAGGTTATTCCAACGTACGGAGGCAGGAAACAAGCGGACGATATATTAAACGCAGTTTTGACAATCGTTAATCCAAGCAGAGATACAATTAATTTAACAAGTACAATATTTAATTTTGTCAGTTTAGAATTAAGTGGTAGTTTTGATGGTTTTAATGATGGTAATAGTGAAACGAATTACAGGACATTAGCAATTTTGCAACATAAATTTTTTGAAAAATAATATAATACAATGCCAAGCGGAAAATTTAACGGAAAAGACATGAAGGTTTACACCGTTTCAGGTGGAATCGATACTCTGATTACAGACACGGATTCAAGTGAAATTAGTTTCACGATGTCTCCGATAGACACTACAACCAAAGATTCAAACGGTTGGAGAGAAGTAATTGCAGGTTTAAAAGAGGGTTCAATTTCTATTAGTGGAATGGTTAATTTTTCAGGCACAAACCAAGTAGACCAACTGGTAGATGCTTTGGTTAATGGTACACAGTTAACTGTTAAGTTTAAGACCACAACAACAGGAGACACAACTTATCAATGGGCATGCTTTGTTACCAGTGTGCCTTTGACGTTTGGACAGGACGAAGCAGCGACATTTACTTGTGATTTAACTCCGACAGGAAGTCCTACTATTTCAACAGTAGCAGCATAATATGAAGGGATTAGTAGAGTTCAAAAATAGCGAGGGAGAAGTTGTTATCAGTTGTTTATTTGTGATGACTTCAATCATGAATTTTTGTAAAGCAAGAAAACTTTCTTTTACGGAGTTTGAAAAAGAAATGTCTGATAGTTCGGACATGATTAAGGTTGTAGATAATTTTGTAGGAATGGTTTATCATGGTGCTAAAACTTATGCTTCATTTAATAGACAACCTTTTGATAAAACAGAAGAAGAAGTTTCAATACTAATAGACATAAATGGTTTGATGAGCCAAGAAAGTTTAATTACCATGAACAGGGCTTTGTATGGTGGTTTTGATGTAGTAGAAAAAAAAACGGAGCAGGAGGTGACAACGTAAACGTAAGCTTATATAATTTATTATTGTATTGTTATGGAGAACTCGAATTAAGGGAAGATGATTTAATTACACTTACTTTGTTCGAGTTTTTTATGTTATCAGAGGGGTACAAGAGAAGGGAAGAAAAAAAATGGTTACATACAAGGGAATTAATGACAATAATAAATAATACTTCATTTGGTGGCAAAGCTATAACGCCAGAAAAAATCAAACCTTTGGAATTGGATAAAGCAATAGTTCAAGACCATACTGCAAGTATAAATTTATTTAAAAATATGGTAAAATAATGGCGGCAGATTTAGAAGTTCAAATAGGTGTAGATTTAAAAGAACTAAAAACTGGTTTAGGAAAAGTTTCTGAACAATTAGAGCAATTTTCTAATAAAACAAGGAAAGATTCCAATTCAGTTGGTGAATCATGGACAAGTAATTTAAGCAGTATTGTAAAAGGGTTTGTTTCTATTGAATTGGCTTCTAAGGCACTCACAGGAATAAAGAATCTATTCTTATTGGAGGAGAGGTTTAATGCTCTTAAAATGCCTTTAAAAAACGTCACAGAAGCCACAGGAGATTATGGTGTGGCGTTAGGATTTATTACTAAGCTTGCAGACCAAACAGGACAAGATTTATTTGTTTTAGGCTCTTCGTATAAAGGTTTATACGCATCAGCTAAGCAAGCAGGAATTGCAACTTCGGAAATAAATAATATATTTAAAGCAGTTGTAGATGCTGGGTCGGCATTAAAACTAAGCAATGAACAAGTTTCTTTATCATTAAAAGCTGTTGAGCAGATGATGAATAAAGGTACTATTTCAAGTGAAGAGTTAAAAGGACAATTAGGTGAGCAATTACCAGGTGCTTATGGCATGATGGCTAAGGCAGCACAAGATGCAGGGCTATCGGTTTCAGGAAGTACGCAAGAATTAGGAAAATTATTAGATGAAGGAAGATTAGCATCTGCGGAGGTTTTGCCATTTTTTGCTAAAAGAATGGAAGAAGCATTTGGCAAAAATGCGGAAGCAAATATTAATACAATAAGCGGTTCAGCTAATAGGTTTAATAACGAATTAACACTTTTAATTGATGCTTTAGATAATGGGAAAGTAATATCATTTTGGGCTACCTTTCAAAACTCAATGGCTGACGTTTTTAAAGATTTATCATATTATATTAATTCAGGTTCATGGAAAGAATTTATTTCACATTTTGGAGTTAATGGAGGTTTAAGAGCTCAAAGAATAAAAATTGAAGGTGAAAAATCATTTGCACAAGATAATAAATCAAATCAAAGTGAAGTATTAAAGTCGCTTGTAAATGATTTAAGGTATGCTCAAATGAAAGTTGGAGAGACTTTAAAAGATGGTACAAAAATTGATAATGAATATAGAAAAGCATTAAATGAAAAAATACTTAAATATGTTAAAATATTTAAAGAAACAAAAGACGCAGCTTCGAGTATAACAGTACCAACATTAAAACCTAAAGATTCAGAAAGTGGAATAAAAGCGGTAAAAGATTATACTTTTGAACTTGCTTTATTGAATTTAGAAATTAAAAACACCCAAAAAAATATAAAGCAATTAAATGAAGCAAGGGAACTTTCTAATCTAAAAACATTGGGAAGAACTTCGGTAAGTCCTATTCCTTTTACAATGTCAAGGTCAGAAGATGCGAGCAAAAAAGACAAAGGGTTAATTGACCAATTATTCGGTGAAGATTTAAAAAAGTCAACAGATAATTTGCAGTCAAAATTTGAAGCATTAAAAGGAAGTATAAAACCAATAATTTCAGGATTTAGCAGTGATTTAGTTAGTTTTGTTAATAAGAATTTTTATACAATTAATGAAGCTATGACAATGGGAACTCAATTCTTAGGAGATGTTTTAGCAACAGGGTTAGCATCAATTTTTAACAGAAATATAAAATTTGATTTCAAAAAGATGCTTGGTCAGTTTTTAAGTGCATTAGGAGATTTCTTTTTTAAAATGGCTACACCTTTAATAGTAGGAGGAATTTTAATGAATATAGCAGTGCCGGGTTTGGGAACTTCTCAACTTATTTCAGGTGGAAAATTAGCAGCATTAGGTATAGGGTTAAAAGGTGGTGGTATGGCTTTATCAAGTTCTTCTGTTGGTTCTTCTTCTACTTCTGTTAATACATCAACAGGAGCAAGGAATATTGTACCATTTCAAAATCCATCAGGATTTAATAACACCGTAAAATTCGAGATTCAAGGCAATACATTAGTAGGGGTATTAAATAACGTAAATAGAGCAAATGGCTAAGGCATTAAAATATTTCTTTGAGTTTTCAGATATTGACGCAGACGATTACAAAGTAGAAATTTGGGTCGAAGGTTTTGCAGGCACAGCGACAGAATTAATTGCAGGAGGTAATCCATTAACACGAACCTACAACAAAGACGTTGGCGAGAAATATCTTGGTGGAATTGTTCCATCAGTTATTAGCATTGAAGCCATTTCGAATGCTTCGTTTCATGCGGTGGACTTTACCGGTCAAAATTATGGAGATGCGGTAGCGGTTGTTTACAAGAATACTGTTTTGCAATACAATGCTATTATTGTGCCTTTTGAAGGTTCGGATTCAGATTTAAATGATGGGATTTATTCTGTTAATTTAAGTGCGGAATGCGGATTGGTAAATTTAAAAACCATACCTTTTTTACCATCAGGAACAAGAAAAAAATTATTAGATGTAATAATACAATGTATTAACAATATTCCATACGTCAATAGCTTTGGATATTCAGTAGTTGACAATGTAGATTTAAGGGATGCAGATTTAAACAAGCCATACTATTACGAATCATTTATAGAAGATAATTTCTTCGAGGGGTTAAGTTGTTATGATGTTATTAATAGTATAATTCAGCAATACGGACAATTTACGTTTACAGATGGAAGATGGGATATTAAAAACATTGCAGAAATATCAAAAGTAAATAGCATAAAAAGGACTTATAGTAATGCTGGAGTTCTTCAATCAAGCACAACGTACACAAGACCAGACGAGAGCGTTACAAGGATAGCAGGCGGTGATTTTGGGCTTATGTTCAGCCAAAAGAGCGTAACGATTGAAAAGACTAAATCCATATCAAGAAGTTTAAACCCAAATTCAGGCTTTGATAATCCGACAGGTTGGACTTTTGAGGGGCTTGCACCTTTGTTGTTTGAAATCACAAATGGCTATTTGACAAACAAAGGTAATACTTGGTTTACTGAACCGAGTAATTTGCCAGACAGTTCTTATGTACAAAGTCCAGCAACAACTTATTTTCCTTTTAAAAGTAGTTTTGAACTTACACCTAAACAGGAAATAAAGATTAAGTTTAAATCTACAAAAGGTAGTTTTATAAAAAATTTAAGACTGCAAATAATAGCAGTTCAAGATTTAGATGTAAATTTTTATTATTTAACAAATGAAGGGAGTTGGTATAGAGCATTAGCAGGAGTTAATACACCTATTTATGCAGCAGATTTTAAAGATAATGTTGAAGAAGTAATAACAGTACCTCAAGTTCCTTTTCTTTTACCAGACACACCTCCAGTTCTTTCAAACGTTATACCAGTTTATGGTGAATTTATGCCATATCCATATCTTAACGCTGTTTCTGATTTGCCTTATAAAATTTATGTTAGGGTGTTTATGCCAGAAAGGTTAGGAGATGATTTTCCAACAGGTGCAACAGCTTTAGACTTAACAACTCAAATAGATTATATTGATATAACAGCAGAGGAAATTAACAACAATTCCTTAAATGGTTTTACTAAAAAGTTCGGGGTATCAAGCCAAAAAGATAGAAGTGGAGATTTAACGATAAAACTTGGTGTAGGTTATCCATCGTTTCCGGTTGCTTATGATTCTTTGTTTTTTAACGGCTCAACAACAAAACCAATAACACTGTACAATTCTTTACCTATTGAATATTTTATTGCTGATTCTTATTTGAGTGTTTTATCACAAAGACAAAAGTTTTATCAAGGTACAGTAATTGCCAATATTGAGTTTGGAGACTTATTAGATATTGATGGCGAAAAGCACAGAATACATAATTATGAATACAACTATAAATTAAAACAGGCAAATATTAAGACAATCGGATTGGGAGTTAATGCTGATACGATTGAAGAATTACCAGTTTACGATTCGGATGTTAATTTAGATATTGATTCTATTCTTAATCAAGTTGATATTG